GTATGTTGTCATTATTTTCTCCTACCCAAAAAGGAAACCTGAAGCAGCCGATGAAACTTGTGGTGGAACTCCAAGTGCTGCACCACCTACTTGAAATATACTATTCCAAAACTTACTTTTGCCTTTTCTTTTTTCCATCGCTTCACCAGCTAATTGATCTTGTAATCTTGTTTCTGCTAAAGATCGCCTATCTAAATTAGCAGTTGGATTAGAAAGTTGCATTTGAGTTCCTAAAAATTGATTACCTTGATCTGCTATACCTGTAAGCATATTATATTGGCCAGTTGATCTAGATAAATTGTTATCAATAAGTGCTTGTGATTCACTAAACGCTTGATTCATTGCACCCAATTTAAGTCTATTAGTAGAAGCATCTGTATTCATTTGATTCATAAACTGTTGAGTAGAAGAAGCACCTGTATTTACTTCTCTTGCCCTTCTTAATTGATCGGCTACTGCTAATTCTTCTTCATAAATACCCATCATATCGCCATATCGTGATTTTTGAGCATCTCTCCAACCACCACTTGCAAGATCCTCTGCTGCTTGGCCAAACATACCCTGCCTTCTTATAGCATCTTCACGAATTTTTGTATAATCATCATCTAATTCTGCTGTTAATGCCCATGTGCCATCTGGATTTTGTGTCCACTTATTACTACCACCAATATAATTAAGCTCTGGAGTTGATTTCTGCCAAGCCTCTTTAGCTAAAGCGGTGTTAGCAGCAATGTCTTGCCGACCATATTGACCAGCATCAGCACCACCACCAAAATAACCACCACCACCACCATTAATAGCTGGGCTTGGTCTAGCGTTTATTTGAAATTTACTGGCATCTTTTTTATGGTTGTAAGGTCTTTTATATTTATTTTGAAAATTTCCTGATCCTACTCCTAAATCCATCATTGGCATATCTCTATCTCCTAATTATTATGCTGTTCTACGCCACATATAAACTGTGATGCTTGGTTGTATGTTGTTGTGTGCTGTTCCACTACCTGTTGAGCCTGAAGTAGCACTTGAGTTTCCACCTGTTGTTCTAACAATGTCGTGAATACTAATAGCATCTGTTGATGTATTTTGTCTATCATAACTGTGCGTGTGAGCAGGTAATTCAGCAACTGAAAGTGTATGTGTTTCAGCACCTTGTTCTTCACCAAGTGTATCAAATGTGCCACTAGCTGCTTTACCAACTGGCACTCTACCTGCTGCATATGCTACCCAAGTTCCAAATCCAAGAAGTGTAGCTGGGTTTGTGGAAACTGTTGCGTTAAAATAAATAGAACCAACTGGATAAACTAAAGCATTAATTGTTGCTGCTGTTAATGCAGATGTAACAAAAGCAGTTGTAGCTACTTGTGTTGTATTTGTTCCTGCATTTGCTGTTGTAGCACTAAATGTTTCACCAGCATCTCCGTTAACATTTGCTTTGGTGTTAACTGCTGTTCTTACTGCTACAAACTCTGTATTAAAATCTGCACCAGATATTACTTTAGCAGCACTTGAATCAGATAAAGAGTCTTTACCTGCCCAATCTACTGAAATTGTATAATTACTCATCTTATTTTCCCTTGTTTATGTAAAAGTGTTAACTCTTGTAATGAAGCATCAAATCCATTAGAAGTAATGTCTATTTCAATTTTTAAATTTTTTGCTGAACCTGTTAATGATGTTCTATATTCTTGTAAACCATACACAGGTTTATATGTAATTCCTGCTTTACCATATAAAGATGTACTAGCACCCCATAAAACAGTTGTACCAGTTGTAACTGGATTTAAAGTAATTTGTGTAATAGGCGAAGGTGTTGGACTATAATCTTTATACCATTTTAATCCTAAACTTGCACCAGAACCACCTTCAAAAACCATAAACAATCTTTTTAATAAAGAAGCTGCAACTGACTGACCTAAATTTACCCATGTTGTAGCTATACTACTAACATATGAAGCATTAGTAACAGTTGTACCATTAGCTGCTAAATCACAATCATAATATCCTTCATATCCAGCAATGCTTCCATCTTTTTGTCCTACTAATAAACCATATAATTCTGTATAAGCTAAACTTGCAGGTTCTCTATCGTCATTAAAAGTCCATGTAGTAATGCGTGGTGCTCCATTTGGCGTAGCGTGTTTAAAATCAAACACATAATTAATATTACTATCTACAAAAGATAAAATATATATGCCTTCATTTTCAACATAGATACTTTTAATATTTGTGCTTTGTCCTATATTTCTAATTAATGTATCTTTTATATTTAAAGATAAATCTAACATAGGTAATTTATCTTTTTCTGTTGTACGAGCTAAAGACCTTAAACCAGTACTAGATACAAAAACTAAATCATCGCCAATCGGTTGTACACTATCTCTACTTACACATCCAACACCTTGTATTACTTCATCTAATGCCATACTTCCTATAACATTTGGACTGTTATATATTGCAATATTATTTTTACCAAACACAACTAACTTACCAAAAAACGGATGAATTGCTACGATATCATCTGAACCCCAAACAGTTTTTAAATCTATTAAACCACCATTAGACGCTCCATTTTCTGTTGTAGTTCTAAAGTCATCTGCATCTAATAAACTAGAATAATACAAAACATCTTTAGATTCTGCAACACCACCTACCCATAATCTACCATAAAATCCCATACCACAGCTAGGTTTAAATTCACCAGAAGAAACACTTGAAGGTCTGTGTGCATTATCAAACGCAGCCCATTTACTGCCAGAGCCTTGTGAGCCATCATATCTTTGTGGTACTATACCTGCGTGTATACAGGTTAATCTATTATTAAAATTTATAAACTGCCAATCACTTGTTGAGCCTGATACAGTATGTTTAACATCAGCACCACTACTAGGAAATGCAGCATTAGGAGTAGTAAAATCTACTGTATAAATAGAAGTGCCATGACTTGCAAATATTTTATTTGTGTTAATATCTTTATGTTCTATTATAGAACCTATTGCAATACCATTAGGAGCAACAGCATTTGGAGAAATTTTTTGTTTTAAACCTTTTCTAAAAGCAATGCGACCAGACTCTCTTATTACAACATTTTCTGCTTTTGTTAAATAAGATGGATTTAATGTAGCAGGATTATCTTGCGTATTTAATCCATTAATACCTATATCACTTAAAGGTTGATATGTAAGTTCTTTAGCCATTATCTAAAATTTACAGTTCCATGAGAATTATTTTCATTTACATACCAATCTGTTTCATATTGTGTATTACCACTATCTAACATAATTGCTTGTTTAATTGCGTCACTAGCTTCTTGTGCCATAAGACTAGATTGCGTACCACCATCTTCTCCACGCTCTGATATTGCTCTAGCAACCGCACCTAATATAACTGGCTTACTTGGTATTTTTAATACTGTTGCAGCCGTAGATAAATCATCTTGTGGTTTTATAATGTCAAATGACAATGTATGTACATCTGTAGGAACAGGTGATAAATCAACTTTTAAATTATTCGATGTATCGCTACCATTAAAAGCATAGTACAGAGGCTCACCAGTGTCGTCTGTAGGGTACTTTACTGTATTAATATACACTCTACTTGCTTGTGATAAATGAATGCCTGTATTGTTATTTATGGCATCCACAACTTTTAACTCTTGACCAGAGTTTAAATTGTAATTTTTTGTACCTGCTACTGTAGATATATTAACTGTTTCTCTTAAATTTAACCAGTCATGATAATTTTCAATATTTCTTTTACTGTCATTTATTAAAGCACCAATAACTTTTTGATATGCTGATACTGTACTAGAGTCATTAATATTGCCAGACCAATCTGTTGCAATTGTATCTTCTCTAAGTCTAATCAACACTTGATTTATTAATTCTCTATATGTCATATTTTATCCTTTAATTATTTTTCCCCATACTGAACCTCTGCCTTCTACAATGTCAACTACTTCTACTTGAAAATTACCATTGTCAAAAAAAGTTACAATTCCAAAAGCATGATTCCAGTTATGTAGTCTACCTTTTAACCATGTGTTGTTTTCTGCTGACATGTCTTTTAAACAACCCATCGCCCACGAACTAATGTTTCCATCTAATAATCTAGTAGCTGAGTATCTAGCTACATCGTGTACATGCCCATACATAATATTTGTACCATAAGCATCTAAATGTTTTTTAGCGTGGTTAAGTCCTGTATACGCACCATGTATAAAAGACAACTTACCAATGGTTAAAACCTCATTGTACTTACGATACTCATATCCTCTCTCATCCCACTTACACGCATTTCTAAATGTGTACTGGTCTAAGTATGGATTCTCTTCTACAAACGCATCTAGCCATTCGTCATGATTACCAGCAAGAATATGTCGAGTATTACACTTAACTTTATCTAATGCTTTGTCAAACCTGTCAATTTGTTTATTGACTTCTTTAATTTCTTTATCTATTTCTGGTAGTTGGTACTCTAGTGGTGGTCGTTTGCGTCTTTTGTATCTATGTCCAGACACAGAACTCCACTCTCCAACATCACCCAGATTAATAAATATATCTGGTTTTACAAAATCTATTGCTTTCAGTACAACTTTGACTGCACTTTCATCATGTATCGGAAAATGCTGGTCGGGTATAACTATCGCCCTTTTCATTACTACCTACCTTTTGCTAATTGTGCTCCAAAGTAGAATTCGATTATCATTGTTGCCCATCTAAATATTTCATCAAACTTCAACATCCCTTCTACAGTAACATATTCTATCACATCTGGTGTCAATTGAAATCCTAATATACTAGCACCTTCTATAACAGTTGGTATAACTGTAGGCACATCCCAAAACACAGGGGCTACTTGTGTAAAGATTACTAATGCTAATATAGTTAATATTATAATTCGTCTGTTCATTGCAGCCATTGGACTTTCTTTCTGTGCCATTGACCTAGCTTGATTAATAGAATCATTCCTAACTTGTAGGTTTTCTATCATCATTTTTTGTTGTTCTTGTGCTGCTTGACTTTTTAATGCAAAAAGTTTTGCAACAAATCCCAGTGCAATTGGTGCTATGTTTGTTAAGAAACCTATCATGCTACCAACTTCAGTAGGTTAAACATACCTACTTCTGACGCTACAAAATAAGCAACACCACCTAATACAAAGTATCTAATCTGATTTAATATATGAAATATTTTTTGTATTTTTTCGTTAGTGTCATCAATCTTACTAAATAACTTAGCTATCTGACCAGAATGTTTGTCTAATTGTAACTGTATTCTATTATCTTCAATCACTTTTTAAACCCCTTTTTCATTTTTGCATAGGCTTTTTTACTAATAGTAGATTTCTTTTTACTTCTACTTGTACCAGCTTTTTTTCTAGCATTAATGTTTGCGTATAGTCCTCGTTTAGCCATTACCATTTCACCTTGTTTGCCCAGTAAGCTGCACTCATCTTACCTTTTTTTATATTAGCACCATGTCTAGCTTTAAAAGACCTTGATTTAGCTGTATTGGTTTTATCACCAGTTTTACCTTGTTGTCCAAATCTAATTAGTTTTGTTTTATCACCATCCTTTGCCAAAACAACATGACTTTTTGTTGGATGTTTAGGTGTTCTTTTAGCTTTATTAAAGCCAGATAAATTATTTTTTGTTAATCTATTGTCTTTAGCCATTATTTCTTTTTACCTTTTTTCTTCATTGGTGGGCGACCTCTTTTCTTTCCGTATGTTCCTTTTCCGTATGGCATATTTTCTCCTAGTTTGCTAGTGGGTTATCTAAAGACTCTTGTATTCTGTTTTCCATATCTATCTTAGTCTTTTCTACTTTTACTTCGAATCTATCTAACTTTGTATCGTAGTTAGTAAGTTTTGTATCTACTGACTGTAGTTTACCATCAACTTTTGACTCTAAGTTCCATTGTGCATTACGCAAATCGGTCATATCTTTCTTTAATTCTATCTTAATTGCGTTAGCATGTTCTTCTATTCTTATAACATCTGCTGAAGTCTTTGACATCTGTCCAGCTATAGCGTCTAAGTCCAAATTTGCGATTCCTTCGACTTTCTGGTACATAAGAAAGCCACCGTACAGTGTACCAACAATCGTTGAAATAAAGGCTAATGCTCCAACTATACTCGCACCACTTAATTTTATACCAAAAATCCTTAACTTTCTATCTTTAAGTCCTTCGCCTTGCCTTACAATGTCCTCTAAGTCTGCCATTAGTTATTAAATGCACCTTCATTTTGTATCATTTTTAGGTATTCTATCTCTTGTTTGAGTCTTTCTACCTCTAATCTTCTGCGTTGTAACTCTAATTGGTACAAAGTATTGCAGTTTATTCTTTCTTTTGGACCATCTAAAGGAATAATTATCCTAGCATATAGTCCAATGTCCTTAGTTTGTGGGTTTAAATCACTAGCTTTTCCTATAATTGGAACAACAGCATTGTTTATTACACCTGTCATTCCTACTTCAAAGTTAGTACTGCCACCTATAGCGTTCTTACAATCTAAATCACCTGCTCTAATACTATCTGAACCACTTACTGCACTAATACTTGGTAAAGAAAAACTCATCGAGTTGCTATTTGCTACTGTTTGTGTCGCTAACAACAACAAAATTAATAATCGTTTCACTTAAACCTCGAACATATCCTAGACTCTACAATAGGTTTAAAGTCATCATTGCCTCTAAGTTTTGATGTAGTACACACATATTCTGCTCTTTTAACATTGTNATCATTTATGTATATATCAAACTTTACATGACTTAAGTACTTAATTCTAAGTATTTTATATCTAGTTACAAAAGGTATAGGTTTAAATTCTTTATCAAAAACCCCTATCTGATACCATTGTACATCTGCTCTTTTATTAAACACTTTCATTGTAGTCATTTTAGCAGTTGGTATAAACGACATTTTCCACTTAGGGTAAGTGGGTGTCATATCATGTGCTGCTACACTACCACATAGCAACAACCACAGTATTACTG